CCTTATATTGGAGCGAGTTTGACGGCTACGATATTACTTGGCGTTATTGTAATGACGAAAAATATTACAAAACCCCTGAGTGGGCTGTTAATTGGGACGAGAGTGCTCATAATGATATGAGCTTTGAACATTACCTAGATGAACTAACTTGGGAGATGAAGAAATGAGCAACTGGACAGTATGGGTGGGTGGTAGTGAGATGGATACACACTTGGTTAGTTTAGATCAAGCCCAACTCATAGCAGATGAGTGGAGAAGGCGTGGATATGATGATGTAGTAATAGAGGAGGTTGAGTAATGGAACTTAAATCTAAACCTATATGTGGCGATCACTTAACAGATGATTGTGTCTGTTTTGATTACCTAAGAGAGATAACAAACTCAGCCGAACGGCTGATACAACTAGCGAAAGAGAGAGAGGAAATGAAATGAAAACCTACGAGGTAAATATAACTATCACCTCCAATGGACAAGCAAGGGTGAAAGCCACCTCACTAGAGGAGGCGTGGAAGCAAGCAAATAACCTGACTATCGCTGACTATCAAATGTTAGATGGTAATGAGGACAAGGTAGAGATAGTGGAAGTGAGTATATGAAAGAGCTATGCCAATTCTGCGGGTGGGAAATAGCAAGAGTGGACTGGTATCACCGATACAATGGCAAACTAATCTGCGATAACTGCGTAATGGATACAATGAGCGAGAGGGAGAGAGAGGAAGTGAGATAATGGAAGAATTATCAGAACAAATCCAATCAGATTTGATTACTTATCTTGATGGATTTAGTAATGAAATAATAGATGGCGTGTGCAAGATAATTGCCGATAGATTTAAGGGTACTTATGAGTGAGCCACGCTATCTAATGGGTGATGAGTATGCCCACACCGGAGGATATGAGGATCTAGTTAATTGCAAGGAGTGTGCGGTTGAGTATGACCGCACAGAATACCGGTCAGACACCTGTTCTGATTGTGAAGATGAGATGATTAAGAGAGAGAGGGCGAGTAAGTGAGTAAAGTATGTAATGAGTGTGGCTATCCTACTTGGTGGGTAGATAACGGCTGTAATAAATGTGGATATGAGGTAGCAAGTGAGTAATGTGATAGAGCTACCCAACAGGGGCAAGATTACAATAGTGTTTTATGAGGTATCAGACTCTCAGAACATAGCTATATGGGGCGGTGAGAACCCCGTAGAAGCCCTTAAATGGTATCGGAATAGCCCTGCTGGAAGTAAAATATGGGTGTCCCAGTATGAGGTAGATGAGGAAGATGCCGAACTAATGTTAGACTCGGTAGAGATAACCCCGATAGTGCTTGCCACTATCACCGACAGTATAGATAGATGGAGTAGATGAAGAGAGAAGTAGAACAGAGGATAGAAACTGCGAAGGCTCAAGCCGTTCGTCAGAGAAACTACCGAAGAGCAAGGGACAGGGCGTTAGCTCGTTTGAGTAATGATTACCCAAATGTATATCGCACCTATCTTGAAGAGGAGATGGAAGCTGATGAAAGTATGGGTAAGAAATGGCTTGATATTACTGGCAACACTAGGTCTGCTAACACAAGGTCATCATAAATTATTTCCACCTACCACAGTAGGTAGAATATCTGATGGTGTAATAGAGAATAGGAAGGCAACACAAGATGAGAAGAACCACAATAGAAAGATCGCAAAGGCCTACGCTCAGGCTGGTTTCGGGTGGAGTGGGAGAGAGAGCGAGTGCTTACTCGCCCTTTGGACCAGTGAGAGCAGGTTTGATAACTACGCAAAGAACCAGCGAGGATCAAGTGCTTACGGAATTGCTCAACTCCTTGGAGAGAAAGATAGTAGAGCTGAGTATCAAATCTTGCGAGGTCTTAAATATATTTCTAAGCGATACGGAACACCTTGCAAGGCGTACAGGTTCTTCCTCACGCACAGATATTACTGATAGTATATAACTCTTAGGTCGGCTCTCTCCGATCTATCTAAAGATGGCCCTACCAACCCTTCCTGGTGGGGCTATCTACTTTTTTCTAATCCAATACTGATCGTTGATAACTAATGTTTCTATCTCAGCCTTGTGTCGCTCAGTAAATAAGAGTATGCCAGGGCGAGGTGTCTTAGATGGTGGCAGATGGCGACCCCAAGTGTAATCATCAAAGGCCATAACACCACCGGACTTTAGTAAAGGCCAACTAAGTTCAGCATCCATTAGTACACTAACTGCGGTGTGGTCTGCATCAACATAAATAAAATCATATGCACCTATAAAGTTATCTCGTTGTCTGATTAGATATTCAACAGTATCACTGACCACAGATACAACAGATAGCTTCTCAATCTTCTTCTTGTACTCTATCTCAACTGCGCTGAAGTCCATCTCGGCGTGGTCTATCTCATCACTTCCCCGCCAAGTATCAACATCAATTAGTATTGAACTCTTATCAGTTAGTATGTTGTTGCATAACCATACGCTGGCATCTCCTGTGTACACACCAAGTTGTAAGAACTTTAGGTTAGGTTTACCTGCATACTCTGATAGGTATGTAGTAAAATTATTCTGTGCGGTTTGTGCAAACCAATTTGGATAGCTCATTTGTCTGTAGTATAAAAGCCACTACCCTTAAAAGCAATAGAGGGTGCTGACCACAAGCGAGAGGTTATTTGCTGGCAACAGATAGGTGTTTCCTCAATACCAAAGATAGGTCTTTCAATAGAGATCACACCACCACACACACTGCATTTGTATTCGTAGATCAAAACAGTATCCCATCTTCTAACTTTAAGAACCCCACTAGTTTAGTACGACTAGTCTTGTTAGCAAACTCAGTAGTAATAGGTAGCCACTTATCAGCCCACTTAGGTTGAGGTATTGTGGATAAGTTAAAGCCCCATATACCAGCAGGTGTAGAGTTAATATACCAAGGTGTGAGTGATCTAATACCTGCTGCCATAATTAAACCCTGATACTTACTCTCTTCAATAAGTAGATCAGGGTAGTGGGTCTTGCGGGATTTTAATTCTATAAACATCTTATGTTCTAGTGATATGCAATCCCAGTTGTCAAACTCTTCCGACTTCTCTAAGTCTGAGTAGTAAAACTCCTTGAGATAGTCTAAAAGTTCCGGTTCTTTTAACTCTATGCCCAAGGAGTTTCACCACCAAGTTTGTTCTGCAACTTACGCAAAGCTGCGGTAGACCTGCGATCAGCAGTGGATGTAGCACACTCTAAGTACTGGCCTATCTGTTGTAATGTAAAGTTATCGTGGTATCTCATCTGCAATATAGTCTTATCCTCTTGCCCTAACTTTAGATAACACTTCTTAATATCTATTAGGATAGCCAGTAGGTTGCCACCCTCAGCAGGGGTTGACTGCTTACGAGGTGTGCCATCGTTGATCATCTCTTGTGCTTGCTCAAGGACAGTGCCATTAACAATGGATGCAATAACAAATGGAATTAGTTGGGCAATAATTGTTGTATCGTAGAAGGCTTCATCACTTGTCTTATATCCAGCCTTACGAGCCTTCTCTTTACGAGCATATCTTTCTGCAACTCTACGCATCTGATAGGCAATACGTCTTTCATTCTGCTCACGCTTATCAGGGTTAGGTTCATTAAGTAGATCAGTAAACTGTTGACCACGACCAATAGCCCACAGATAACACTCTTGTCTTACATCTTCAGTGTCAACCCATCCTTTAAACTTACGAACGATAACGTAAGTTACTGAAGGTACTAACTCATAAAGAGTTGGGTGTAGCTCTGGTGTCATTCACAGTCCAGAGCCTGAACTTCGGGCCAGTTGCCATCTAATACCATCATTGCAATAGCTGAATAGTTAAGTAAATCCATAAAAGAATCTCGTAATGATTCATTACTTGGCTTAACATTAGAGTCTACTAAATTATTTATACGAGCAATCTTGTCCCACATACGCACTCTTAGCCCATTGATAGGACCGCCAGGTGATCTTGCTATATTTAAAGGACCGTAATCGTGGTGCTTACTAATAAGTAGATTACCTGCTGCATCCATAACAGCCCACATATTGGCGATGAACTCATCATCTATTCTCTTACCTTCGGTGGTGCTATCTCTATCGTTCCTTTGACGTAATCTATCTTGATTATAGAGATCCCTGAGGTCGCCAACCATTCTGCTAGTACCATCAGATCTGAGTTCTTCATACATTAGGTACTCCAATTGTCCGTTTTGTCTCTTCTATACCCTTTGCTAAGTATAAGTCATTGAGGTCTAGTCCAGCAGGTAGCGACACGATTGAAGAGTTCATCACTTCCTGAGCTACTCTCCTTGAGAACTCAGCCCCAGGATTAGTGCCATCATCTTTAATATCATTATCACCAATAATATAAATCTTGCCATAGCCAGTAAACATCTTAGTAAAGTGTGGCTTCCAAGCAGCAACACCAGGAACTCCAACTGCTGGTATACCTAGTACCGCAGAACAAATGATCGTATCTAACTCACCCTCACATACTGCTATGTACTCACTAGATACAATGATGTCGCTAACATTATAGAGATGACCCTTCTGACCAAGTGGTGCTCCATACTTAGGCTTGCCATCATCTAATCTTCTAAACTTAAATCCAACACAGTGTCCAAGCACAGTTATATAAGGTATGGATAGCCAGCCCTGATAGTTCTCGTGGGTTGCAAAAGGTTGCTTTATATAACCTAGTTGGTACTGGTCAGCTACCTCTTTAGAGATCCCACGACCTGCGAGAAACGCTACCGCCTCTTCGTTTAGATCCTTGTTGTACTGAACCGCCGCTTCCAGTGACGATTTCAATTGCACGGGCGAGAGCATCTTTAAACTCCATATTCTCTTTGATACTAATAATGTTTACTGCATTGCCACCCTTACCGCAGGTATGACAAAAGTATAAATTCTCCTGCGTATTTATTACTGCACTTCTTCTACTGTCGCTATGCAATACACACCTTACAGAGCAAGCCCTACCTTCTCTTACCTCACCGCCATAGTGGGCAACTATTATTCCAATGGGTATTGTGTTCGCATCGGTTCTGCCATTGCGAAGGCTAGGCTTCCTACTCCTGGACCAGTCTGATGCTGACATCCACAATCCTCCTTACATTTCTTGTGCATAGTAACAGCACGCTTGAACTGACCATTCTTATTCAGCTCACCGCCTAACCTACATAGATCGCAGATCATTCTTCCTCCTTTACCTCTTCCTCTACTACCACCTCTGGTACTGGTTGTAGTATTTCTGTTGTAGTTATTACGCCTTCTGGTGTTGGTGTCATTTCTTCTCCTCTAGCCATTGTGTTAAGTCTTGGATTACCCAAGTCTTTTCTATTCCTGCGTTTCTTCTTTTGAAAAGAACATAAGATAAAGGCCTAGCAACGCCACGATGCTTAGCATAATTATCAGCTTCCTTTTGCGCTTCATCCCAGAACTCCTTTAGGTTCAACTTCTTAGTATTCTTTAATTCAAAGATGTAGGTTTGACCGGCAACTATAACTACTAGATCTCCCTCATCCTCTGCTCCTGATAAGCGCAAGCGTTCAGCTACTGCGCCCATCTTCCTAAACCATTTCATTACATCAACTTCAAACTGAGAACCCTTTTGTTTATTGTACTTGGCTGTCACTTAGTAGGGCATCCCTTCTATACATACGACCATACTCATCTGCATCACTGATCTGACACACAGAGTAGTTTACAAATAAAGTAGCAAAGTCTGAGCCATCTGCTGTATGTGGTCCAAACCTATTCTTAACTGGTGCAACCTTTAAAGTTTTATCTAAAGGATCAAAGCCAAGGGTAAGTATTAATGCTGGTAGTTGTGAGACCTTACCGTGAATAGCCCTTCGGTGAGGTGGGAAGTTAGTCTTGCCATACTCAGTTTGTTCGCTGACGTGGTGCAAAACCATCACACAGGCTTCAGTCTTACGAGCCATATCGTGGAACTCCACCATAATAGCTCGCAGTCCTGCCCACTCATTATCAGTTTCAGCAGCCACATTCATCAGGTTATCAATCACAATCAACTCTGGTGGAATACCAAAGAGTTCAACATAAGCCTTGATCTCTAACTCAATATCATCTAGTGATGGTGATGAGTCAAAGACAAATTGTATGTTGGACATATTATCTAGGTGCTTATCGTAGTAATGACGGTTACTATTTAAGTTTGATTCCACCAGTAGTTGACTGTGTCCTGATAGGTGAGAGGCTGCTCTCATCATCACTGTTGCTATGTCGGTATCAGCCGAGAAAAATAAAGTTGGAACCTTTGCTTTAACTGCATAGATAAGAGCAAACATACTCTTGCCAGCATTAGGCGCAGCAGCAACCATACATACCTGACCTCTACGAAACTTGATCTGCTTTACAGCAAGATCTTTCCATACATCAGGTAGTGGTGTTGCATTGGTAGTGCTACCACGCCACGCTCTATCTATGTTTAGCAACGTAATCCTCTCTAGGAAGAGTTATCCCTCTTAGCTGTCTAATTCTTTTTCTTTTTGCCGCAGTTATGCCGCCCCAAGTACCGAAGCGTTCCTTGTTGATTCCCCATTCTGCACACTCTGCAAGGTGGGGACATATCTTGCAGACGTTTATAGCCTGTTGAGTGTGGACTCTATCTCCATCCTCTACTTCAGGAAAGAAAAATTCCACACCCACTTCGGCGCAAGCTGGGTTCTCATAGTTCCAGGGAACCCGCATTGCCTATCTAATCCAGACGGTTTCGCATTTGTCTACAGCACCTTTAGGTGCAGCACACATCCAACCTTTCCAAGGACCTTTCTGTCCTACGCCTGAGCGAAATGCCATTGAGCCGTGCTTACAATCAGGTGCAGTTGCATCTGTTGCAGATACAGCAGTAGCGCCTAGTGCTTTCTTAGCATAGGCAATTGCTCCACCACTTGGTTGTGCGGTTACACCAAGTGCGGTGCCAGTTGATGTTACTAATGTTGCTACATCAGCAATTGAAGTTAGAGATGCCTCTAATTCAGCCTGACTAGTTGCATAAATATTTACTAGAGTTCCATCACCTAGCTTGTAGTTGATCTGGAACTTCGTGCTTTCCGGTGCAGCCATTTACTTACCTCCAGTATGTTTGACAGATAACCTTGTTGATTCCTGTCCTTGTTTCTTTGGTACGAAACCGAGAAGTTTCTCAACCTCTTCGGTATCTACTGATTCTCTACCACTAACAGTGCTCCAAGTAATGGATACACCGCTATTAGTAGAACCAGTAAATCCTTCTAACGCAGCTTTTAATGACTCGCGTTCAGTAGTCAGTTCTTTAATCTTTGCATCTAATTGTAAGTACTTCAAGGCAGATGTGTCCACTTCAGGATTATCTATAAAGACTTCATCTTCCTTGATACGTTCTTTTTTTAGACCAGTACATCCCATCTCGCCCGACTCATCAAAGTACTTGCAATAGAACTTGCAGTAACTTTGATCGCGCTCTGGCCCTGGTGCATCTGCGCTCTCTTTAATAGCAGATAACCAATTCAAAGCATCTTCTGCTAACTTCGGATCATAAGGTTCTGAATGAACCTTGACATCTCTTTCATCACCATCTCTTGCTATGGCTACTAGATTAACAGTTCTGGGTGACCCCTTTCCAGACTTGTCAAGCAAGTAGCCATATACCTGAACTTGCCAACGCTGTTGTAGCGATGGGAAGTAAGATAGATTCTTAACCTTAACGGTTTTCCAATCTATCACATCTCCTGTTTCTGGTATATATAAATCTATATGAGCTTTCATTCCATTGTATTCAACAGATGTTTCAACCCAATACTTCTCACCCTTTGGATCAGCAGTTGATATTGCTTTCTCTATCTCAGCGTGGATAGCAGTACCCATAATAGCTGAGAGTTTTAATTCATTATCATTAGTTTCAGGTTGATCGTTAAGACGATACCAAACCTTACGGCGACAACCACCCAACTCTGATGGACCTACCTGTGTCTGTTTAGATCTAGCCCTACCAGCATCCTTATCTCGTAAGACTTGTAGTAGTAATTCTTTTGGATCGGTCATATTGACATCCATCCTATATATCCTGCATCGGGATTATCCCGTAGCCACTGCTCTCTCATCTTGTTCTGTTCCTCCCAGTTAGTATTGGTATCTCTGCAAGCCTTGACGCCATCTTCATAACCCTTTTCATAGGCTTCTTGGATAGCAAACTTTCTAGTCTTTATGATCATTTACTTTTTCTTTTCTGCACCGCAATCTGAATAGGTGGACAGGTATTGATATCTAATATGCTGGCTATCTCTACTGCCTTCTGTGCTATCTCAACTGCTTTATCTTGAGTCATAACCTGATAGTCAAGTGAGAATAGATATCCAGTAGCAAATTGACCACCTGATCCAATACCATAAACCTTTAGTTCATTTTGTATAAATGACATATCACAGGCAATATGAAACAGATTAGAATCAAAGGCTATTAGATAATCAAAGCCACCATCTTTCTTATCAACATTAGCCCAGTCATAAGTGTTCTTATTGAAGGCATTGATAATAGATGGAATCATTTTCTTACCCATAAACTGGACAGGATCTTCACCTCTATACGTTGGTGGCTTCCAGTTATAAGTTAAGATATCACCAGCTCTAGTATCACCGGTAATTCCAATGGCAACATAACCAACTTGAACTATCTTGGGTGTGCCTAAACTAATTGTTCTTAGATTATCTTCAGTAATCTGTGAGTCAGCAGCAAGAACTACATAACCATTTCCTTGAATACCAACAACCGTAGTCAATATAGCCCCTCCTTTTGTCTTAAATTAATTGTAGCACTAGGCACAGACAATGGTGGGATGTGATAAGGACACGCCGTGAATACGATCTTTATCGGTTACTAGTCCCAGAATGTGTACCATATGAGCCGTGAGGCGAATTACGGTACGGGCGGCGCATTAAGCGCCGCGATAGTACGGTCAGTATGTTCCGTCTACCAACCCTGCGAAAAAATAAAGATAAGATACCTGATAAATTTGGTACAGATCTTAGATCTCTAGGACCATTACACGCTTGTCCTTGTGGCTCTAAAGTCTTCTCTATCCTAGCTACCTTTGATAACTTTGAGATCTCTTGGTATATGTTAGATGCAACCTGCGCTAACTGTGGCAACCTAGTAGTGGTTCCCTGTCCAATAGATGATCCAGCCAGGGAAATTTAAGGCATAAAAAAAGAAGGCCACCCCGTTTAAAAGGGTGGCCCTGTATAGCCTCGCAGTAAACTAGATTACTCTGAGCCTCTACCAAATTCTGTAGCTGATGGATCTAGCCACTTCAATAATGGTCCTGCTAGACCTGCTAATGCTGCTGCGCCTAATTGCTTAGGATCGGTGATTCCACTTACATACAGTGCAACTGCTGCTGCGGCTGCTGCTCGGAACCAACTTAGTGCTGCTTGCTTGAACGTTGGGTTCATTTTCTCTCCTTCTATTTTGTCTTGCTATGCACCTTGCAACAGGTACACACTGGGACTTTATATGCTTTCTTTGCTGGTGTAGTCATAACCGAAGCAATCAAAGTATTGATCGCTTTAGGTTGATTCATCCACCAGAACCAAGGTGATGTGTCATTTGCTGACTCATCGTTTATAGAAATATGTAAATGTTTATTGTGTTGGTTACTGCCGGTATAGGTGCGGTTACCCTCTTTGGCTTTTTCTTTAGACCAGATCTTCCCCTGAAATATCAAATACTTAACTCTTGCATCCTCTTTTAACTTCTCAAAGATTTCTATGCAATCCACACCATTCTTAGGATCGTGGGTTAGATCAACTGCTAATCCAGTATTGTGATCTGAGTTAGGGCTTTGTTTAATGTGTGCCGATGAAGGCAACAACCCGTCTGATAGCCTGTTGCGCTTCGGATACAACGCTGTCGCTTGGCGTAGCACAGCTATTGCAGCAGGTGTTGCTCTCTTTGCAAGTAGTTTCATTTGGCATCCTCATCCTTTCTCTTACTCTTTAGTCCGTTGGCAGATACGATCCCCGCAAGGGTTCCTGTAAGGAACACACACAGGGTTGATACTAGATCAATAGCAGCTTTATCATTTGGTGCTTGTTCACCTAAAGGTTGCGTAATAAACAAGAAGGCATACAGTAAAGAGAACACTGAGCCAGCAAATACAATTGCCAATATAATTCCAATAGCAACTATGAGCCTAGCGTGTAACTCTTCAGGGCTTAGTTTTTGTTTCGCCATTACTTACCTCCACTGAATCTGGAATTAAATCTTTAGTACACTGTCCTACTGCTAAACACTGAGGCGGATTACACTCAGGTTTTTCCCAATTCTCAAACTCTTGGCAGGGATAACGCATCCAGCCTTGGTAGCCACAACCAGTTAATAAGCTAAGGTTTGCTACGATTAATAAGGATGCTATAAATTTCCTCAACCTGTCGTTCCAATCTATCAACGGAGTCTCGGAGGCTTGAGCCTCCATTCGGGCGAAGTTCAGATAGGTAATATTTAACTAGGTGTCTTACTGTCATTGCTAACGCTCCAACAAGAGTCGTTGCTGCTACTGCCAGTCCTACCCATTCATTCGGTGTCATATTATCATATCAATCTAATAGTAGCGATTAACAATCCACCGTATCCGGAGAATCGTCTATCACTTGGGGTTCTGTTTATAAAGTCAAGCTCTTCAATTAATCCAATGTATGACTCACCAGTTCTAAAGTCTTCTACTCTGATGGTGTCTCCTACATTCTCTATCGCTTCTAGTTGACTCAACCGATCATAGGCTGAACCTTCATAGCCCACCTCAACGCCTAAGTTATCGCTCTCGTGGTCATAGCAGAATAAAGGGTATTGGATTATTCTTTGGCGAGGTACAGCAGGTAAAGACTTTAGTTGGTATCCAGTAAATAATGGACCCTTAGTTGCATCAGTAGATGATCTAGACATAGTAAATTTAAATGCAAGATACTCTTGCGCTGAGTTAGGATAAGGTACACCTAGTTCACTAGTTGCTGCACCTTGAGCAAAACCACCTATATTATATTCAGTATCTGCATAATCAATAGACTTAATAGTTATAGCACCATTTGTGGTATCTATTCTAGGATTAAGTAGTTTAAATAATTTATTCTCTAATGTGTTATATCGTATAAAACCTGTTTGTAAGTAACCACTTGTTACCTTATTACTTGTTGACTCAGCGTAGATAACATTGCCAGAAGTAAAGGCTGCTCTATCTGTATTACCAAAGAAGGCTACCTGATTAGATGCAGCAGCAACACCACTTGCTACTAGATCCCAAGCCCAAGGAAATACTAGGCTATTAGCTATTACAGTTGTAGATAGATCTACCTTTACTAGTCCTGCCTCACCATCAATAGTGGTTGCAATATAAGCAAAGCGATCTCTAAATGCTATTGAGTTACAGGCAGCTTGATCAAATAATAAAGGACCATACTGGATGTTACCATTTGTATCTGATACGCCTACTCTAAATCCTTTATTAGTTGCAAGGACTGCATAGGTACCAAGGTATACATCAAAGTCATTGATGCGCTCACCCTCTGGTAGATCAATAATAACTGTAGGTGTTTCAAGAGTTGGAAAACCTAATGAGTTAGAACTTGTTACATCTAAGACAATTTTAAAAACAGATGAGGATGTTCCATTAGGATCATATCCTGATATGTAGATAGCACCAGGTCCCTCTGATATAGAAGACCATACCCAAGATGAGTTGGGATGGGTAAAAAATGCAGTAGGTAATCCTGTAGAAGAAGTCCTTGTAGCATCTAGTTCATAGATAGTAGGGCCGATAGCAGCGATAAGGCGCTGCTTTACATAACGGATTGTGGCACGAGTAACGGTAGCATTATAGATTTCAGTATCGGCAGGTGTAGCACCGACTGAACCTTTGTGAATGTGGGTACCATTAATAAAGTAATAACTAGAACCATTAGTAGTAAGGCTATATATAGTAGATGATGTACCAGCTTGAGAAATAGTAGTAGGTGAACCAGCAGATGATGCTTGTTTCTTTAAAGCTGTACCATCTGTAAAGAAGATACAGTCATCAGTACCATCATTAACACCTATTAGTTGAGCAGGTGCTGCGCCTGAATAAAAACTAGCAGTGCTATTTAGTAGAGTAACTTGTCCTTTAGTAAAGACATCTACACCTTTAGACTCTGTATACTGGAAACGAAGTGACTCATCCTGTGCTGGTTCAAAGTATTTAATACCTGCGCCAAGATGGAATGTTGATTGAGATCTGAACCACCAACCAGTAAGTGATTGCTCACCAGCTTCTCTGGTCTGGTCATACTGTTCTTTACGATACTTTGCAGTTACTCTACGATAAGGTGAATCATCGGATGCTGCAATAAAGAATGGTTGACCGGCAATAGCCATATCATAATTAACACCAGTAGCTGAATAGTTTGTAGCACCAGCAGGGTTGGATAAGACATACGGGATGCCTTCGGTGATATCATCACTATAAGCCACTATTCAACCTCCGAATATTTATTGAGATACTCAATTGCTTTCTGTAGCAATTCTGGATTATCTTTAAAATTACCAAGTGCTACATTGCAGTTGTGGCAAAGCACACCTCTTGGTTCATTAGTACTGTGGTTATGATCAGCGTGGAATTGTCCACGCCCACCAGGATTATCTGTGCCACATATTGCACAGACTCCGCCTTGATCGTTTAATCTTTCGTCATACAACTCTTGAGGAAAATTATATTTAGTTTTCCTTACCCAACTTCTACGAGTTTTAGTAGCTCGTACTTTATTTTCTGGTTTACTTTTATAAATTTCTCGCATAGGTTTTTCGCAATCTTTACAGGAGTATCTATAACCACGAGTAAATTTTGATTCTTTGAAGAAGTCAGACTTTGGCTTAGTTGCTTTGCATTTATTGCATTGCATATCATCGCCATACGCCATTACTTAGACCTCCCATAGATGTATCCAATTATTAGACCACAAAAGAATCCTAGATAGGCTAGGAAATAAATCATTCTTCTCCTTGCAATAAATTACTTACTAGGCACAATTCCTCGAGATTATGCTAAAGACCTAGAGCCTGTAAATCCTCAACAGTTAAACCGAGTGTTGCAAGTTTTGCCTGTGCTGCAGCCTTAGCCTGAGCCTTTGCTTCGGCTTCGGTTTTGCGATTTAACTCTGCTTCCAAATCTGCTTTTCTAATTGCAAATTCAGCATCAGTCATTTCTCTTTCAATAACTTCATTTGTTTTGACATTGTGTATTGTTATCATTGGATTAGCCATTATTTCACCCCATATAGTTTCACTGTTCCACCATTAAAATCTCCACCATTACTGAAAATGTCAACGCTAGTTATTGCATCATCTGTTTTGATAATACCGCTTAAAAATGCTCCTGTATACGCACTATTTGTATCAACACCACCACCAACATAAGTTATATTTTTATGTTTTCCAGTTTCAGCATAATTGTAAATAGTTATAATTGCAGCATTATCTGCATTAGTTCTTAATGTATTCCATCCAGGAGATATTGCAGTATCAGTTTGAATTGCTACTGCTGCGCTGTTGCTGTTATTTCTACCGCCATTTGCTTGAACATTATTATTACCATTAGGTTTGACAATTAAAGCACCATTGCTTGATAAGTTTGTATATTTAAAAATGTACAATTCCAAATGAGTATAAGTTTGATCTATACTAGATAAAGTGACAGTAGCACCCGATAAAGAAGTTGTTGATAATAAAGTCATTCCACCACCAGTAGCGGGAGCCGCCCATTTTAAACCTGTGGCGGTTGTGGAATCTGCTGTGAGTACTGTGTTGTTTGCACCCACCGCTAAGACTGAGGAATCATTGGTAGCGCTACCTACAACAAGGTCACCCTTTGCTGCTGCGGTTACCGCATTACCCGATGCTTTAGTTATTGGCATTAGTTACCTCCTAGTAGGATTGTTGCTTCTTCTTCTGTTAAACCCAGACGGGTTAGTAGAGCTTGGCGTTGTGCCGCCTTTGCTTGGGCTTCGGTTTGGCGTTGCGCTTCTAATTCTTGCTCCGCCTGATATTTAGTAAATTCAGCATCGTTCATTTCTCGGTCAACGATTTCATCTGTTTCTACATTATGGATTCTTATTAAAGGTTTACTCATTTTATTTTACTCCGTAAATTAGAACTGTGCCGCTTGAAAAAGTGCCTGTATTTGGCGAAAATGTTAAACTTGAAATTGCTGCTGTATCCCAAAATGTTGCACCCGACAAATTGTTCACATAACTAGGGCTATCATAACTCACAAAACTTCCTATAAATGTTTTTTTGTAAGTAGTTGAAGCGTATTGCGTAATGTATAAACTACCCACAAAAACATCATTAGCAGCCGCTGAACCAGTTAATTTTAATTGTTCCGTTCCGCCCATATTAGTACCACCAGAACTACCTGAACTTAAAGTGCTTATTGTTCCATATATTTTATTGGTTGCAGAATTAATTTTTACTCTAAATTCAAAACCTCCACTACATACTACATCATTTACAACTATAAACAAATCTGTATAACTTCCACTAATACTAGAAATAGTGGTGGTTGCACCCGATAAAGTTGTAGTTGATAATAAAGTCATACCACCAGCAGCAGGGGTAGCCCACTTCAATCCAGTACTAGTGCTACTGTCAGCAGTAAGAACTGTATCGTTTGCACCAACAGCTAATACTCCTGGTGTTGATGCAGCACTTGCTGAGAGTAATGCACCCTTAGCATTGAACTGACCTTTACTGATTGCATCAGTTAGTGGTACTAGTTCATTAGCAAATACCTCAATAATGTCTCCAGTAATAGTGGCATCTATTAAAGTAATAGTAGTTCCATTAGTTGCTGTGTAATCATTACCACGAGATAGAAGAGTACCGTTACGGTATACCTGCTCGTACCCTACTGAATATACTAGGGATACGGAGTTGTCATCTAGCCCACTCAACGAGGTGGTACCACCTGTTGGAGCTTTAGACCAGCGAACTCCTAGGGTTGGTGTAACCCCTATTCTGCCAGTTGCCATATTTAGTTACCTTCCAGTAGTAGTTTTGCTTCGTCAGCGGTTATGCCTAAACGCTGAAGTAATGCAGCCTTAGCCTGAGCCTTTGCTTGGGCTTCAGCTATTCGCTTTTGACTTTGTATTTGATCTAATTCAAATTGAGCAAATTCATCATCAGTCGCTTCTCTATCAATAACTTCATTTGTTTCTGTATTGTGTATTCTGATCATTGGTTTTGTCATTATTTTACTCCGTAAATTAGAACAGTTCCACCATTAAATGAAGAACCAGAACTGCCTGAATAAACTCTAAATTCAGTTATTTGTGTGTTGCTTCTATAAGAACCAGAACTGTTTATTGATTGAATTGCATTGGTGCTATTGACAACAAAAGCACCAGCCAAATTGAAAGGCTTGTGACTGCTTGTTGAAGCATAATTGTAGATTTCTAAAGCCCAAGCATTATTTGTATTAGAGGCAGCATATTCATCTTTATTTAATGGTATTCCAGGAAAACCGCCATCGCCTTGTGTGGAGATAGTGCCACCTGTGGCAATTTGATTTGAATATGCAACTGCATTAGTAGTGCTGTTTGGCTCTATTCTTACATAAGCATTAGTTCCTGAACTAACATCTATGTTTTTAATTATTATAAAAAGATTGTTATAGGTTTGATTTACCGAACTGATAAGTGTGCTTGTTCCTGATAAAGTGGTTGTTGATAACAAAGTCATACCACCACCAGCAGGTGCAGCCCACTTTAATCCTGTTGCTGTTGTTGAATCTGCTGTAAGTACTGTATCATTAGCACCTACTGCAAGTCTTGCGGGAGTATCAGCAGCAGTTGCTGTAATGATATCTCCCTTAGCATCTACAATTGTAGGTTGTATACCACCTTCTACCGAAGGTAATCTTCCTGTTGTCATATTAAGAAATCTCGCTTCCGAAAGCTGAGAAGGACATTGTGGCACTTGATGAGTAAACTGTGATTACATCTGTAGCACCTACTGTGATACCAAGTGTTAGCGTATCTGAAGCGTTAGCAGGTAGTGATACATCATATGCAATGTACTGACTTGTTGCTAATGCTGCTCCTGCAACTCGTATCGCAATGCGATAGGTAGCAGCAGTTGCTGCTTGATTACAGACTGTAATAGTTGATACTACAGACTGTGTAGCTGCTGGTACTGTGTATAGAGTTGTTGCTGTTGCTGCGCTTGGTATGCTCTGACCAAGCACCTTGTAGTTTGTTGCCATTTGTTTTTCTCCTTAGTGTTTGGTTAGCCACCCATTAAAAGTAAGCTACTGATAGTTCCGCCGGTACTGCTTTCTACTCCTGCTTCAAATGCGTTTAGATCATCTGAAGTAAGAACGTGTTTAACGCTGGCACCAGCAGAATGAGCAATAGCACTAGAACCTGCTTGACCTCTAGTTATTACAAAGGTGCTTCCTGATGGACCTGATGTGATAAAGACAATCTCTTCATTAATAGTATCTGGATCTATTGCTACAGTAAACTGACTATTTGCTACTAGAGTTACTCCACCAAGTAAGGAGTTTGCAGTTCCTGCTGCTACCGTCATAGATGTAACAGAGCTATTAATGCTAGATGCTAGTGTTGTCTCAACACTTATTGAGCTAAATAAACGAAGTGCCATTAACCTTCCTTACTTTGTGTAGTGTATGCGTATTGGGTACTTGTCTTTCAACTTCAACGCCTCTTCGTTTAATCTCTGTTGGTACAGAGCGAAGATATAACGAGAAGCTGAAACACCAGCAGTGGATGGAGTCTTGCTATCAGCATTATCAGCCTCAGCAGATGTAAGGTTAATACGACCTGCATCTAAGAATGATAGTAATTTATAGGAAGCACCAAGAGTTACTACATCCTGAGCTGATTGTGGTAAGCCAGTAACATCAGCAAAGTCATCAGTATTAGCATCTAATGTGTTAGCTGTGGTTGTGTAGTAAACTTGAACTGTTCTACCAGGTTGTACATTGTCATAAATATTTAAAGTAGCATTAGTATTAAATGTTGCACTGTTAGCAAAGTTATCTAAACGCCATCTTCTTAGTGGTAGCCACTCTTGACTTGATCCAGTAGTCTGCCAAGATATGTACAAGACATCCTCAACATCATCTGGTAGAGCATAGGTTGTTACGGATGCGTTAAAGGTAAAAGTATATGAAGAGATAGCCCAAAGACTAGGATACAAAGAGTTGATAGTATCGTTGATAGCCTTCTTGATTGAAGTTCTTGGAAATGTAGGAGCTAAAGTAACTTGAGCATACTGCGAGTGAGGTGCGGGGGATGTTCCCTGATAGCCTCTACCAAATCCTGGTATTACGTTAAGTATGTTATTTGCTTTATCAAAAGAATCAATGAAGATAAGTTCATCATCAATTTCAATAATACCTTTAGCAAGGTTTGAAGCAGAGCCAATAGTAATGGATGTACTGGTGGTACTTAATCCAGCAGCATTAGCTACATAACTAATACGATCTTGTCGCAAGGTATAACCTTGCAGGTTAGACTTGATCTCATCTACCATATCGTTAAGAGTGCTCATTTATCTTCTCTCTGTAGTGTTTCAAATTGTTCTGTAATCTCTCATCCTCTGGGCTAAAGGCCAACGCCTTCTCACCGTGTTCTATTGCAGTTTTATACTCACCTAATTGCCAGGCTGCTATTGCTACTAGATCATCAGCCATATGTCCCCAAGCCCAACCTTCAGCCATAAAATCTGTTTGCTTTTCAGTTATACCTAACGCTCTTGTTGCAACTCTAAAACATTCAGGCCACTGCATCTGTTGATAATAATGATTAGCTAGTGCTAGGACTGACTCTCTACTAGTACACTCTGTTATTGATTGCTCTAAATGTTTCTCAGCATTATCAGGATCACACTTAGCCATCATTCGCAGAGCGTATGATCTCTCTGCTTTGAATGTGGATTCCTCTAAGTATCTTTTAAAAGTCTGTAATGAATCATAATATCTTTGTTTGTAGTAATACTCTCTACCTAAGTAGTAAAGACTACGAGAACATTTTGGATCTTCATCTACTGCCATCTCAAGCATATCTAGGTATTGTTCTCTAGACTTCTCTTTATCTTGGAAATGATGTATTGTTAAATCTATTCTTGCTCTAACTTCAGGAATTTTATAAGGAGATACCGCCTCGTGGATTGGAAACTTCCATCTATATCCTCTACGGGCGTGGATCTTAATACCATCAAAGTTTAAATCTGGTTTACCGTTTTCATCCCAACCATATACATAATTATATATTGGTCTAGTAACACCAGCCTCTAGAGCTTTAGGTAAATCCTTCTTCCAACCTTTTACTAAAACCTCATCCATATCTAGTGCTATGCAGTAATCAATATACATTGGTATTGCAGCAAGTGATGCGTTACGAGCATCATCAAAGCGCCAAGGATCTACTTTAATCTTTATAACATTAATACCTAAAGACTCAGCAATTTCTACTGTCTTATCTGTTGAACCAGTATCTGCTATTAGTAAGTAGTCTGCATCTTTAGCTGACTCATACCATCTCTTAACGTGCTTCTCTTCATTGAGAGCAATTGTATATACAGCAATTCTCATATTGTGAGATTCTACTACATTCCACCCAGGAATAAGGCTACTGGGATAGCATCTGCACCTGCGCCTGTCGCACCTGTTGGACCGGTAGGTCCAGTTGCACCAGTAGCACCACTCGCTCCTGTTGCTCCTGTCGGACCAGTAGGTCCAGGAACTGTTGATGCAGCACCTGTCGCTCCAGTAGCACCAGTGGCACCAGTAGCACCAGTGGCTCCTGTTGGACCGGTAGATCCTGTAGCACCTGTGGCACCAGTTGGTCCAAGTTGGGTGTACATAACCTGCTGAGCAGTTACAATTATAGAAGGTGTTACTGGTGTTGTAGGTGTAGTACCAGCAGCAATGGTTTCAATAGAAACTGCTGTAGATTCTGATTGCCAATAAAATTCAATATAATCACTAGCGGCAACGGTAAGGACATAGTTCCAAGCAGCAATAATTTGTCCGTTTATACCACCGTGCTTTTCAGTAACAGCAACTTGTCCACTTGAATAAGGAACATCTGTACCATTTTTGCGAATCCAAATAGTTGCATTATGAATAGAAGCATCAGTGCTAACTAGTTGGGCGCTAAATTGAATGTTATAAGTTCCTGCATAGCTAAAAACAATTCTTGATGTAGGAGAACCAATAGTAACTCCGTTTGATTCATCAGTTGAATTGATAGTTATTGGATAAGCAGTTGTTGTGCTTGCAATATTTTGGGTAGTTGTATCGTGGAAAGCTCCGTAATAACCTAATGTTCCACCAGCACCCGTTGCTCCGGTAGATCCAGTAGCACCAGTAGGTCCAGTTGGACCTGTAGAACCCGTTGCTCCAGTCGCTCCCGTTGCACCTGTGGAACCTGTCGGTCCTGTAGCACCTGTTAAACCTGTTGCACCCGTTGGGCCAGTAGCGCCTGTAGCGCCCGTTGAGCCTGTTGCACCTGTCGGTCCAGTACTTCCAGTCGCTCCTGTACTTCCAGTGGCTCCTGTGGCCCCTGTAGGGCCTGTAGACCCCGTTGCACCGGTTGCGCCCTGAGATCCTGTGGCACCTGTTGGCCCTGTTGGGCCTGTAGATCCCGTAGAACCAGTTGCACCCGTAGGGCCAGTTGCTCCAGTAGAGCCAGTAGCACCTGTTGCTCCCGTTGCTCCAGTTGCACCAGCACCTGTTGCACCTGTCGCACCAGTGTCTCCAGTTGGTCCAGTTGGACCAGTACTACCAGTTGCGCCTGTGGCTCCAGTAGAGCCTGTGGCTCCCGTAGGACCAGTGGCTCCTGTTGAGCCAGTAGGACCGGTAGGTCCTGTAGCACCTTGACCACCTTGTGGTCCTTGATCACTTGAAAAAGTTATACCAACCTGTGGTGTGATGTTCTCTATAACAATTACGGTCTCTGACATTATTGGGTCACAGCTCCCGTCACTATAAACTTACCTTCTAGATATCTAGTTACGGTTGCACCAGATGTTAGTACTAGATCATAAACGTATCTTCCTGAACCGATAGCACCAGTAGTTGTAGCATCTATTAGAACAGTTACACTTCCTGCTATTCCACCCAAAGTCATTCTGCCATTAGCAGTACTTGCTACAACAGTTGTAGTAGTAGCACCAACAAATGGGCGTACTGTCATAACACCTGTATAACCTGTTAGGTTTAATGGGGTGTTATTGTTATTGATAGTAAATAAAAAATTAAATGTTGTAGCCTGTTCGCAGACTAAATTATATTTAGCACTCAACTTGAGATCGCTCTCAGAGCTTGTGCTGCTGGTAATCCAGTAGTAGATGCTAAAGCATTACATACACCATTGTAGTCAAGGAATTTTGAAGGATCTGTACGGCTACTAATAGCGTTTAATACACCTACAGTATCTGTAAGGTTAGTAGTTACTGATCTTTGTACAGCCCACTGGCGAGCAGCAAGTGCTTCCCCAACCATTTCTGAAGATGCTCGGTAAGTGCCACCATTTGCTAGGCGATTTAGTTCATCTAATAATGTTGTGCCTGATACTCCTAGTGCCACTTTCTACCTCACTTCTTTTTAGATTTTTTAGCTACTGCTGCGTTATCTACTAGATTTGGATAAGGTCTACCAGCAGCCTTAGCCTTTGCTTTAGCAGCACTCTTTTGTGCTGGCGTTAATTTCTTAGAAGTTTTCTTAGGGTTCTTCTTATCCCAAAATGCTACTTTCTTTTTCATTTGCAACTACAATCCCAAGCCCGTAAGGACTTGTTTATTCTAGAGTTTGGATCTCTTGCTGTCTTAGCAGAGGTCAATTTAGATTTCATTCCACACATACGACCACAGAAAGACTTACGTCTAGCAGCAGACTTAGGTGACTTCTTAGCCTCAGCCTTTTTTACTGGAGGTTTAAGGTTCATACCTTGCGCTTTAGCAGATGCTCTGCCAGCAGCGTTTAATCCACCTTTAGGATTCTTACCTGCTTTTCTTTGCCACGCTGGACTCTTTGCCATACTCTCCATACTTTCCTAAGATTGATCGGACAGTGCCATTCTTATTAAGACGGACAATACATCCGTCTTTAATTTGAACTGGATTAAATCCATCGTGGCGCTTATAGGTACCAGTAGATGCCATTACTTCTTTTTCTTCTTAGACATCCCTGCTTCTGATAAAGCAATAGCAATTGCTTGCTTCTTGGACTTAACCTTCTTGGCAGACTTGCCAATATTTAGTTCGCCCTTTTTAAACTCTTTCATTACTTTGGCAACCTTCTTAGCGCCTTTTGCTTTCTTCATTAGCTAGGCATCTTTCCCATTGCGCCAGTTTGAACTGACTCATAAGATGAGTACTTTGCTGCATTTGGATATTGCTTGTCTGGTGCTGGATAAGGCATTAGATCCTCTTCCATACCCATATCATCCATCATTGAATTTTCTGAATTGTTCATCATTTCTTCTTACCCATTTTCTTCATAGCCATTTTCTTACCAGCTTTTTTAGCCATTGCTTTCTTAGCCATAGCCTTGCCCTTCATTGTGTAAGGGAATTTCTTTCCATCTACATTTGGCATAGTTACTCCTTGTAAGTTAGTGAGATACCGTCAAACGCTTTGCCGGCATCGTTAGATAGTTTTACTGCTGCATCTATATCTTTCTTTCTTGTTGAGCGCGGCTCTATACCTTGACGAGTCGCATCCCAATAAGACTGTATTTCCTTCTCATCTTTTTTAACTTTGTCTTGATCCCAACCAGTCTTGGTTGGATTGACTCCAACAAACATTGGTGTATTAGATCGTAAACATTCGCCATAATTATCGTGGTCTTTGGTCTTACAAGATGAAGTGCAGTTACTCATACTGGAGTCACATAACTGCCATAGCCAGCATTGATTAAAACGTTAGCTTCATAGTCACTAATGGTGTACTCGTGTCCACCTAGATAATAATAACTTGCTGCTGCCAAATCATCTTGGCTTGGTGTCTGTGTTGCAGTAACAGTAGTTCCATTTACTAATAGAGATACACCTCTTGGAATATCTGTAAGGCTTACTGGAATATTGCCATTAACAGTTCCACCATTAAATTCTTTTCCTGCTAAACGAGCATACGGAGAAAACGGATTGGATGAATCAATACCATAGGTTTGATTAAGCCAAGGTGTAATCAGTGTGTATGCCATAATCTTCTTTCTCTAGTGATAAGAGGCGGTTTGACCCGCCCCTTACCTAACGAACAATTAACCGTTTGTTGCTGAAGACTCAATACGGACAAGTGCTGCCTCGCGTAGGCGATTAAAGCCTCCGAAGTAGTACCAACCGATTGTGCGGAAACGGCGTAGAGCATCAATCTCTGGACCAATGATGGTTGAGATGTCTGCGGCTTGCGCCTCAGCTAATGCTTCACGACCTGCAATAATTGCACGGTAGTTGTTTGTAAATGTAACAGTACCTGTGTCAGCAACTGATGTAATGTTAGATGCTGTAAGTGCATAGGTAAATGTTGTTGATGTTGTACCTGTGATGGTATATGTGCCGTTAACACCTGTGTTAGTTGTAGCAGCAACTGTTACAACCTGACCTGTTCCGAGGCCGTGAGCAACTGCTGTAGTAATTGTTACTACGTTAGATGTCAAAGCAACGTTGGTGATAGTTGTGCTTGTAGTGATACCAGCAGCCAACTTTAGACCGTTAAGTACACGAGGTGTCTCTACTACGAAAGCACCTTCTAATACACCAACTGCACCAGCAGTAAACGGTGTACGCTCTACATACTTGGTCAACTCTTGGAATCCTCCGGTGCCTGATTCGGCGCGAAGGTCAGCAGATTGACGTGGGTGTAGATATGCAGCATATAGCTCACCGATACGAGGCAAAGCCTTGTTGGTGCGTAGAGTTACTACAGCGTTGCGGATATCCGCAGTTGTAATTGTATCTACTGGAAGCACTGCACTAGATGCTGTTGGAACTGTTCCTGATGGACCGTTTGCATAAATTACTTGGGTTCCAGCACAAAGAACTTGACCAACAACATTGTCAATGCTGTCTGCTGCGTTGTAAGCGATGATGTCAGCAAGAGCTGAATCTACATCGTTAAATGAAGTTAGGTTTAACTTCTTGGTTGTTGAAACGGCTGAGCCGTATTCAGCAAGGGTTACAGTAACCTGTGATGGGTTACCTAAAGCGATTGAGGAAACATCGGTTGATTCTGTCAACGTAGATGTAGCTTGTGCTAAATCTGAATAGATTGAGAATACAACTGATGATCCTGGCATCGCCTGTTGAACTGGTTTAACATCGGCAAGTGAGCGCATAACAGGAATGGAACGAAGTGCCATTCTTACATACTGATCGTATGCTGCTGTGACTAAATTGCTAATGCTGGATGTAGTGGTTAAACTACCGCCTGGAATTGCCATTGGGCATTACCTTTCATTAGGATTGGATTAGAGTCCAGATCCCTTAATGATTGCATCTAACTCTTCGCGAGTATTAGCGTTCATAAGTTTTTTCATAATATCGTCATTGTGCTCAGGTGTAATCCCTTGCTCAACAGTATTAGTCATCCTCTTGTACGCTGCCGCTTGAGCAGGATCAACATTAGGTTTCTGGGGTA